GTCACGCTAGGCGAACTCATCGACAGCGGCGTCCGCCTCTACACGCAGCCGCCCGCACGCAAGCAAACCCGCGTAGGCGACACGCTCAAAACCACCGAGGACTTCCAGACAGCGCCCATCGGCACAGTCATCATCAACCCCCAAGGCCACGTGTGGCAAAAGCACTACTACGGGTGGGACACCTGCACTCAACAGTTCGCCGGAATACACGGAGACGAAGACTTCACCAACCCCGAACAAATCGACAAATACAAATACCCAGGCGTCCCACCCTGGACAGTCATCCACGCAGGAAAAACCGAAAGCTACGAACAGGAGAAAACCGAATGATCGGAGACAACGAGAAGAAACACTTAGATGCCAGCAGCAACTCGTACAAGCATCTAGTCGAAGCGCGGAAAATACTCGCACTCAACATCCCGCGCGACGACGCGGAGCTGCAAACGATATATAAGAACGCGATTTCCTACATCTGGGCGGCAGAAAACGAAACAGGAAAAATAATCAACCTCATCGGGTACCGGCAGGCAGAGGAGGCCGAAAAGTGAACTACCAGATCGACCTCGTGCTACAGAAAATGGCCTCAGTCGAAGCAGCCGTCAAAAACCTACGCGAAACACTCGACGAATACACGCACGAGCACATCACAAACATTTACGAACAGATAGCTGACACAGACGACGAATTCGCCAAATTCAAAGAAGAAATCCGCGACATCGCAAACGCAGTAAGGAACCAGAAATGACCACCATGACGCTCGCCCAAGCCGCCAGCCGAATCCAAACAATCAACACCCAAATCAGCCAGCTGACCGACGAGAAGCACCAGCTCGAAGACCACGTGCGCACACTCATTCCCGAAGGTGAAACACGCGAAGAAGACGGGTACACGATCACCGTGAGGACTGGCGCTCGCAGACTCGACACCAAAAAACTCGCAGCCGCCTACCCAGCCACGCGGAACCCCGAGTACTACAAGCCCACCATCGACATTGCGGCCGTCAAACGCATGATCCCCACAATCGTCCTTGAACAGGATGGCTTTTACACGGTGAGCACGCCAGGAGTCACCATCAAATGAGCAAGGCACCCATCACAGGCCGCCTGCCCTCGTGGAGCCAGCCCACAGGTATCACTCCCGAGCAGGCGCAAGCCGACGCCGAACAGGTGATCGTGCACGCGATCACGCACCACCCCCGGTCCTTGCAGAAAACGATCGGGCCCAGTGAGATCGGCACCACGTGCGACCACTGCCTGGCAGCACGCCTCGCCGGATGGGAGCAGCACGACGCGGGCATACCGTGGGTAACAACGGTCGGCACGGCGATGCACTTGTGGCTTGAAGACGCGTTCAACCGCGCCGAATGGAACCGCAAAGAATACGAGCACGAAGACGCATTGCAGCGGTATCTAACCGAGCAGAAAATCACGGTCGGCACCATCGCGGGCACGCCCATCACAGGCAGCACCGACCTCGTCGACCTTGAGGCGGGCATGGTCATCGACTGGAAAAACGTGTCCACCACCTCCTTACGCAAGTACCGGCACGACGGGCCACCCGCCGTGTACCAGACGCAAGCACACCTGTACGCCCACGGGTGGAACCAGGCAGGCATACCGATCAGCACGGTCGCGATCTGCTTCCTGCCACGCACCTCCAACAAGTGGAGCGACCACTACTGGTGGACAGCCCCATACGACCAGCAGGCAGCAGTCAGCGCGCTCGAGCGTGCCAACCGGTTCGCCACGCAGATCACCACGCTACGCAGCCTCACCGGCAGTAAGGGCGTGGACCAGTGGATCAGTGGCCTGCCCAGGGCGGACGACTGTTATTCGTGCAGCCGCTACCCCGATTGGCAGCCACCACACCAGACGGTCGGTGGAATCACCATCGACCTGCCAACCAACAACAAGAACATGAAGGAGAAAGCATCATGATCGATTACACGCTTATTGACGAGGGCCTGAAAACAGGCAGCAAAAGCGCATTCAGTAAGGACGACCTGCCGGGCAAAACAGTGACCGGCACCATCACCGATCTGGACTACAGGCAGACCACCGACTATACGACCGGCAAGCCAGCCGAATTCGAAGACGGCAGCCCGAAAATGCAGTTCGTCATCACCATCCAAACCGGTGAACAGGTGGACGCGGACGATGACGGGCAGCGCGCCGTTTACATTCCAGCGTGGGGCAATAAGAAGCGCGCCCTCCTGGACGCGATGCGCGCGTTCGGGTCTACGAAAGCCAGTGAAGCTCTCGCCCTGGGCAACACGTTCACCGCGACGTTCCTCGAGGAGAAAAAGCAGTTCGGCAGGGACGGCCGCTCCTCGTACCACGAGAAGATGTTCTCCTACCAGATCGCTAAAGGCGACGTGGCTGGGATGGACAAGGCATTGCAGGAACAGGCCGCGCCCACGCAAGCCGCACCACCAGTACCAACACCGGCACCAGCCGCTTCGGCGGGGCAGACGGCTAATCAGGGTGAGCAGATCACCACGCTGATCCAGGCAGGCCTCGACGACCAGGCAATCGCAAGCGCCCTCCAAATCGACCAGAGCATGGTCGCCATCATCCGCAACACCATCAAATAACCCCCCACAGCCCGGCCAGCAGCCACACCGCGTGCAAGGCGCGGGCGGGCACCAAACCACACGGTCAAGCCAAACAAGGAAAGGAGCACTCTCATGTGGCAGCCCATCACCATGCAGGACATTAAGGAAGATGACATGCTCCGCATTCACACGAAGAATTTCCCCTCCAGCCCGGTCTGGACGTGGCAGGGAACAGCCGTCCACGACCGTGACCTGCTCCTCGACGTCGGCCACCAGCTCGTCTCACCACCCAAGTGGACTGTCACGCTTATCGAGCGCGAAACACCAGACCCAGCCCCCACTACAGGCGTTCAGCCTGCACTCTTCACGGAACCGCAACAATGAACCCGATACTCGTCCACGCGCACGAATGCCTCGCTAGCGGCATCAGTATCATCCCCATCCTGCCCGCCACAGACAGGGGCGACAAGCGGCCAGCCGTCGCGTGGAAACCCTACACGCAGCACCGCGCCACACTCACGCAGGCCGACCAATGGTTTACCGGCGAGCAGCACGGTATTGCCGTCATCTGCGGGGCAGTGTCCGGCAACCTCACCATGATCGAACTCGAAGGCCGCGCCATGGGCAAACTAGGCGACCTCGCCACCAACATGCAAGGCAGCGGCCTCAGCGGCCTGTGGCAAACCATCCTCACCGGGTGGAGCGAAAACACGCCATCAGGGGGAATGCACTTCTACATCCGCACCAGTGAGCCATCTGAGCCCAACCGCAAACTCGCCATGAACAATAAGCGGGAAGTCCTCGCAGAAACACGCGGGGAAGGCGGGTACAGCGTCACCAGCCCCACCCCCGGCCAATACCACCACACCGGCATCCCATGGAAACGCATCACAGGCGGACCCGCCACGATCCCCACACTCACCAGCGAGCAGGTCGAAGACCTCTACGCGATCATCACCGCCACCCTCAAC